TGTAAATGGACCAAGTGATGAACTAGCTGCAGTATCATTAGGAAAATCTTTTAAATTTAATGTAACTACACTATCACCAGTTTGTGATAAAAAATCTGGTAACACTCTTCTAATTTTCATCATAAACTCACCATCACCTTGTAATCCATTTTGACCTATATCAAAATCTCCTGATTGTATGTTTGCTGTAATAGAACTAGTTGCTCCTTCTTTAATTTGATCTAATCCTTTTTCGTGTTCAAAGTATGTTGATGTCCCATCAGTACAACCAATTACATGATCTTTATTTGTAGTTGCTGTTGTACCATCTGAATCATATTCTGTTGCATGGGGTTTACCAAAGACTGCAGAATCTTGCCATGCAGATCTAGCTAATGTTCCTACTGTCCACACCGGTCGTTCAGGTGTTGAGTCTAAATAATTATAAGTTACAACTCTATTAACTGTGCCTGATCCAGAATTAGGATAAAACCACATAACCTCACCAAACAAATTATTAAGGCCTGCATTAATATGTTGTTTAGGAATTGTATTAATATCATCGTAAACATGATCTTCAACTAAACATGCAAGTGATTCAAGTTTACCTGTGTATCTAAAAAAACCATTTTCTGACATCCAGTAAGCAGAACCATCAACTTCGACAGCTGCATTCTTACCAATCAATCCACAGTTTGTACCAACTTGTTGAAATGAAAAAGTAAAAGGTGCGCCGACAAATCTCATAATAAATAATGCAGTATCAGTCCAAACGTAGATTGCATCACGACCACGTATCGCTCCTACAATTTTAGATCCATCTGCAAGTCTTTGTGTACCTGCTGTGTTAGTAGCTGATGGTGCATATGATGTTGTTGCATCAATAGATTCTTGGTCCGAAAATCTTATAAACATTTCATCTCTTGTGCTAGATGTACCAATAGTTGTTTCTGTTCCAAAAAATATTAAGTGTCTATCTGGTGTGGATACCAAACTAAAAGCTGATGCTGTTGGAGCATTAGCAAGTATAGTTGCTCTTGTTTCTGTAGCTGTTGTAGGATCTGAATCCCATTCAAATGTTTCTCCACCTGATATAGTTGCAATAACTTTATTACCAAAATTGTCTAATGACCATAAACCAGGAGCTGTTACAATGTCACCGGATGCTGCAGCGTTCCATGCAAAAAAGTTTGATGCATCGGTTACTGTTGCACTACTTGAGTGGATTGCTGCAGTTGTACCACTAGCACCTCTAGTTAATCCTGATAAAGTTCCACCACTATTTCCAGTATAAGTTATTAGTTCAGAACCAATTTGTACTGTACCTGATGATGGAAATGATGTTGAGCTTGCCATAGTCAATGATGTTACCGATGCATTTATTCCTGACGATAGTGTTGATGTAAATTGTCCTTGTTGTACACCACCCCATGATCCAAGACCCCAACCTGTTGTTGCAACTTCAACTGCTGGTCCCACTGGATAATAATGTTTTACTCTAATACCACCTGATGTTGATGCACCTGATCCTGATTCGTTAGAAGCTAAAGTAATTGTTAGTGTAGTTGTTGTTGGTATACTTGCTACTTGAAATTTTTTGTTGTCAAAATTATCTGAATTAAAATTAGAGTTTGTTATAGATGTAAAATTATCTAATAAAATTATATCACCTTTGTTTGCATTGTGAGCTGAAGCAAAAGTTAAAGTTACAGTTGCTGATCCATTAGTTGTAGAAAAAGCTGATGTTAAAGTTGTTGTAGATTTAATTGGGTGTATGTCATAAAAAATACCCCCAGAATAAACGTACAATATTCTATTTGTACCAAGAGCTGAAAACTTAATACCTGAAGCATTAACAAAATGATGAAGTGCTGTATTACGTCCTGTAATATCAACAGAACCTAATTGTGCCCAACCACCTATTTTTTCAGGCGTACCATATCTAAATCTAACATTGTCGCCATCAATCCATTGGCCTTCGCCACCTGTTGATGTGACTTGTTTATTAAACCCTGGTTGAAAATTTACTTTTTGAAGCATATTAAAAACCTTTTATTATTTTGGTATAGCAGTTTTAACAGCTTTAACAGCTTTGTACCATTCTCCTGTTTTATCACCTTTGTCTGCGTCCATATCATGATATAACAAATCTAATTGACTCTCGATACTTCCATAAGATTTTCTTCTTATATCTAAAATTGTTCTAGCAAGAACAGCATCATTAATAGTTAAACCCCATTCTTGACAATAAGTAAAATCATAACCTGATGGCACTGCATCTAATAAAGTTAAACCAGTTAATTCATCTTTTGCATCTTTACATATAAATAAAAAAACACTACAATCTGGTTTTTGTGCAATAGTTGTACAATCAGATCTATCAATTGGATCATCTGGTGCACCATAAAAATCTGAATAAGCTGCTGCTGTTATACTATACAACTTCATCTTCAACTCCTTTTAGTTCTATTTTTAATTTTGGATCAGTATTACCCATAAGTATTTTTGTTTCTTTAGGTACTAATCCTATTTTTTTTAATGCGTTCCAAGTATAAGGATTGCTCATAGCATTTTTTAATTTAGCAGGAGAAGGTCTACCATTAGCAATCATTTCAGCTTGTATCTCTCTACCAATATTTACAGTAAATTCGTTTGCTGCATTAGCTTCCCACATTTCTTCATCAGTATAACCTGGTATTCTTGTAGGTTCTGCAATTACATAAAGCTCATCTAATAAACCTTTAAGTATTTCAATTTCTTTTTTATTAAGTTCAAAAGCTTCTCTTTCAGTTTCTTGATGACTTTTAGATTCTAGTATCTCAGCTTTAAGTTCTAGTATTTCATGCTCTAAACCATTGCCACCATTTTGTAGATGTTTTAGTTTAGCAATTTTAGCTTGGTTTTTTAACAAACTTACTTCTTCTAATGCAGCTGCTCTAACTCTACCTTCAAGAAAACCTTGTAAAGTTTTAATTTTTTCCCAAGGTGTATCTCCTATTACTTGATACCTGTAGTTAAATTCACTGTTAAATTTTGATGCCATGTTGTTATTATCTCCTTTGTTATTGTTTATATTATTTACTACTTTTAATCAACTGGTTATGCACTTAATGAATATGTTACTGCTCCAGGTTTATTTCTAGCAGTTCCAACACCAGATACATCAGATGCCATAGTTCCAGTATTACTTAATAAATTTTTTACATTTGTTATTGATCCTGATGGTTTACCATAAGCAAAAACTCCTTTATCAGCACCATATCCAGCTGCTCCTAAACCCCATCTTGCAGTACCAGCAAGGCTACCAACATCAGCAGCTATTACTCCAACATTTGAAACTTTATTTGATATTGAAATCATTGAAGTTCCAGTTGTAGCACCATAAGCAAAGATTGCTAAACCTGTTCCATAAGTAGAAGCTCCCATGTGATTTCTTACTGTACCAACACCACTAACGTCTGAAGCAACTACACCACTAGTGTTAATTAAATTAGACATTGAAACATAACCACCAGCATAACCATAAGCTATTATCCCTTTATCACCACCATATCCTGTACCACCAGGTTTACTTCTAGCAGTTCCAACTCCAGTTACGTTTGCACTAACAACTCCACTATTTGAAATTAAATTTGATACATTTGTTACAGCTCCTGAAATGTCACCATAAGCCATAAGTCCTTTATCACCACCATATCCTGTACCACCACCATTTGCAGTTGCAGTACCTACACCAGTTACGTCTGCTGCTACTACTCCAGAATTACTTACTAAATTAGATAAAGATAAAAAACTACCACCATCTCCACCTCTAAATATACCTTTATCAGTACCATAAGGAGCATTAGTTGTACTATATCTATTTGTACCAACACCTGTAACATCTGCAGCTATTACTCCAGAACTGTTTACTAAGTTAGACATTGAAACAAAACTTTCATCTGCTTTTCGTCCATATGCAAAAATAGCTCTTTGAGGTAAGGCTGGAAAAGGCTCATCAGCTACTACATCATCTTCTAATGGTAGCCAACCTTTTGTTGAATCAGAATAAATTAAATTTACTGATTGACCATCTGTTGTGTATTCTACTGTATAAGTATCATCTTGGCCTTGAAAATTTAAACCATTAGAATCTAATGTAATTTTATTAGTTCCCCAAGTTCGAGCATAATCAGAAATAACAATTTGATCACCGGCTGCTGCTGAACTAGGTAGTGTAATTGTACAAGCATTGGATGTTGTATTAATCCAATATCCCTTACCAGCTTCAACTGTTACAGTTGATCCAGTAACAATTGTACTACTCCAGCTAAGTCCCGCTGCTGATTCAGCTATAATTCCTGAATGACTTAATATATTACTTCCTATTGTTCCGCTCATAATTTTTTCCTATGCCGTTATTGAATACCCCGCTGATGCTAAAGTTGCTCTTGCAGTACCTACTCCTGTAACGTCTGAAGCTATTACTCCTGAGTTACTCATTAAGTTTTTTAAAGAAACATAGTTTGTACCACCAGTTGTTCCATAAGCAAAAGCTCCTTTATCTCCTCCATAACCAACACCAGCTATTGAGTTTCTTGCAGTACCAACACCAGTAACATCACTTCCTACAACACCTACATTACTTATTAAATTTTTTACTGCTGTAACACTTCCAGTAGTACCATAAGCAACGGCTGCTTTATCTCCACCATATGTTGCTGCACCTGGAGCAGTTCTTGCAGTACCTACTTGAGTTGTGTCACTTGCAACAACTCCAGAATTAGAGACTAAATTAGTTTTTGTAGAAGCAATAGTTCCAAAACTAAAAAGTGCTGTATCAGTACCATACCTTACTCCAATTAATTCTGCTCTTGATGTACCAACACCAGTTGTGTCGGAAGCTACCACACCTGAACTGTTTACTAGATTACTAACATTAGTATCTGCACCAGCTAAACCAAAAGCGTAAATAGCTGTGTCCACACCATATCCAGTTGATCCAGTACCTCTTCTTGCAGTACCAACCCCAGATACATCTGCTGCTATAACACCTGAACTATTCATTAAATTTTTTAAAGAAACATTAGAACTAGTATAACCAAACGCAAAAATTCCTTTATCAAGACCATAAGTAGCCCCACTTATCATTCTTCTAGCAGTACCAACACCAGTAACATCACTAGCTATTACTCCTGAACTATTCATTAAATTTTTTACACTAGTATTAGAACTACTTCCAACTTGACCATAAGCAAAAGCTGCTTTTTGAGTTGGTGGTGCAAGAGGTACATCAGCTACAGCATCATCTGAAACTGGTAACCAACCTTTTGTTGAATCTGAATAAACTATGTTAAGTGATTGACCAACCGTGTCATAATCTACAGTGTAAGTGTCGGCTTGTCCTTGAAAATTTAATCCGTTAGAGTCTAGTGTGACAGCATTAGTTGACCATGTTCTAGCATAGTCTGCTATAACAATTTGATCGCCCGCTTCTGCTGAACTTGGTAATGTTACAGTGCAAGCATTGCTTGTTGTATTTATAAAATAACCTCTACCTGCTTCAACCGTTACAGTTGATGCTGTCACAACAGCTGTTGACCAATCAAGACCACCAGGTGTTGCGGCTATCGTTCCCGATGCCCTTGCTACGTTATTTACTATTATTCCACTCATAAATTATCCAAACTCCGTTGATCCCATTTCTTTTCTAGAAGTACCAACACCAGTAGTGTCACTTGCTACTACTCCACTACTATTTACTAAATTAGATATGTTTGTAACACCTGATCCAGTAACACCATAAGCAATAATTGCTGTTTGACGACTACCAAGACTTGCAGCAGTTGGAAAACCTCTAGCTGTGCCGACACCTGTAGCATCAGCTGCTACTGTACCACTATTTGAAACTAAATTCTTTATATTAAGTACAGAACCTCCAGAAGTATAACCAAATGCGAAGAACGCTTTGTCTCCTCCATATTCAGCACAGGCTTTACCATAACTTGTAGTTCCAACCCCAGATACATCAGCAGATACTGCTCCAGAAGTATTAACTAAATTACTAACACTTAATTGACCACCATCGGTATCACCATAAGCAATAATACCTAAACCTGTACCATATCTAGCACCTTGTGTACCATTTCTTCCAGTACCCCCAGCAACCGCAGCATCACTTGCAATTACTCCAGAGCTATTAACTAAATTTCTTTTTGCATTATAACCAGTATCGTAACCATAAGCAAATACTGCTGTACCACCAGTACCATATTCAACTCCAGCAAGACCACTTCTAGCTGTACCAACAGCAGATGTATCAGATGCAATTACTCCTACATTTGAAACTAAATTTGATAATCCAACTCTAGCACTAGCAGAAGAGCCAAAACCAAAAATACCTTTATCTCCACCATATTGAACACCAGCTAGTCTATTTCTAGCTGTACCCACACCAGTAGTATCACTTTTTACAACACCACTAGCACTTACTAAATTTGACATATTAACTTGAGCATCTGTCATACCAAACGCCATAACTACTTCATTTGGTTCAACAGGTGTTAAAGCATTAGCTATATCAGAGTTAGGTATCCAACCTTTTGTTGAATCTGCATAAACAATATTAATTCCTTGACCTTCTGTATCGTAATCAACACTAAAAGTATCGGCATCGCCTTGAAAATTATTTCCATTAGAGTCTATAGTTACAGCGTTAGTATCCCATGTTCTTGCATAATCAAGAAGTATAACTTGATCACCAACATCTGGAGAAGCGGGTAATGTTACTGTACACGCGTTAGATGTAGTATTAATAAAATAACCTCTATTTGATTCAACGGTTACCGTTGAAGCTGTAACCACATCTTGCCAACTTAAACCACCAGCTGCTGCTGCAACAGTTCCCGATGAACCAAAGACATTGCTTTTTACTGCTCCGCTCATAATAATTTTATAATGTTTGATCTAGATAATTAACTACAACGTCAACATCTGCTGCTCCACCAGTTATAAATCCTAACATATCTCCAGCTTCTAAAACAATTTTTGATGTATGTTCAAAAGTTGCATTAGCAGCTAGTGCTTGAGCTTTATAAATATAGTGATCAGTTCCGCCGTCATCGTCGTCAATGTACAAATCAAAAGTTTCTGCATTTCCTGCCGTCTCACAAATAGTAATTGATAAGATAACGTAAGTGTGTCCACTTGCTCCAT